ATATGGTAGTATCTGTAGTAGGGGAACTTTGGATGGGTTGTGCTAATTTAGCTACTGCTAATAAATTTTGGTCGTCATCATACATTCCAATTGTAGAAATGTATGGGCTAAAATAAGAACCTGTTGTATAATCATATAAAAACTCACTTGGTGTATAAAACGTCCCTATTGAGCTTGAGTAAGCTGTACTACCTGATGAAATTGAAGGGTTTAAGCTAAAATTAAATTCGCTTTCCCTTGCTGTGCATTTATATTGTGTTTCATAAATTGTAAATGCTGATTTAAATGAGCATGTTACATTTGCGTTTAATGTTAAATCTCTTATAGGTAATCCTTGATTTGTAAAGATTGCCATTCCATGTTCGTAGATAATATTACCTACATTTCCATTTGCTGAGATTGAACCACTTCCTTCAAATGAAGCACTTGTAAAAGTAAAAGTGATTTGGTCTGTTGGGGAAGGATTTGAACTAGCTGTGAAAAATATATAATTAAAATCTACTAATAACTCATCTGCGAGTAAAGATATATAATTTAAATCATCACCCGTTAAAAGTGATACTTGGTCCCCTGGATAGGTTCCTGTTCCATATGCTCCTGAGATAAATGGAGAAGCATTTGGGGGGTTATAATTAATTGAGGTTAATACCCAATTATCTATTAAGTATTGAGGAATAGGAGAAAATTGTAATCTAGAAAAAGAATCGGGATCTCCCATAATTTCATCTGATAAGTTTGCAAATGATGCTAAAGATGAAGTAGTATGAATACTTTCTGAATAAAAAGAATATGACCCTGAGCTATATAAATTACCTTCTCCATCATCCCAAATTTGTAAAACAGCACTAGCTGAATCGGTATATTGGAAATCAAATGATTTTGGTTGAATATATTCACCAAATAACTTTGAAGGAATAGAAGTTATTGAAATAGTAGCATTTGATGATGTTGGGAAATATCTTGAAGCAGTTAATGTACTTGAAAGATAATTATAATAACTTGGGGTATTAATTGAACCCGAAATGCTTTCTCTTTGGATTGCGGTTCCGGGATCACCCCAACTTGAAGAAATATAATTAGAGTAATATAATTCTTTTACAGAATCATATACTTGTCTTTGATATTGGGTAGAAATAGCACCTGTTGTTGGATCAGTTGCTGTTTCAAAAAGAGAACCACTTAAATTAGTACCTTGGAATCTATCAATCCCTACGAATTCTTTATAAGTACCAGTATCGGCTACAGACGAAGAAAATTCGCTGCTGTTAAAAGTAAAGTCTTTATTAACAGTAAAGGGGACTACTTTGATGTCCTTGGCTAAAAATTGTTTGAATGTACTCATTCATTTTAGAAGTCTAGTTTCACTCTTACAAGTGTTTCTTTAGTAAAGTCTTTTTCTAAAGGTCTTGACAATTTAGCTACCGCTACTAAATCGTTAGTATCATTATATAAACCAATAGTAGTAACATATGTTTGAGGAGCATTGATAAATGATTGGTACAATACCTCACCAGTTGAACCTGAGATAAATGATGGGTTTTCTGAATAGTTAAATTCATTGTTTCTAGCTCTTACGAAGATAAAATCAGATGAAATTGTTTCCTCGGAATTTGCTTTAAACGATCCACCACTATTGATAGCAGCAAATAATTTAGCGGAATTATCATTATCAGTATTTGAAGCTCTACCTGTTGATAAAGAAATACCTTCAGGAGATCCCAAATCTAAAGCTCTAGCATTTAACAAAGCAACACCAATATCTGGTAATAAAACCCCATATGAGCCCGAGTCTGTAGTATATCCAGTACCTGAATATGCTGAACCATTTGAACCAGATACAATTTGATAGATTCTACCGGCATCACAGTATTCTACTACAGTTGTATCATTGCTATTATCAGTTAAGTCTATTAGAAGAGGAGCAGCTGAACTTGAAAGTTTTAAATTAAATGAACCCAAGAATAATTTTTCTTTATATCTTGCTCTTTCAAAATTAATTACATAAAAATCTGATTGGGTAACACCACCAAATGTGATTCTTGAATTTTCATCACCTAATACTAAGTTGCGGTATTGACCATAAACACTTCTTGTGTATGATTTTCCGTTAACAGCTGAATCATATAATAAACTACCGCTACCTTGTTCATTAGCATAAGCAATATCAAATTGAACTGCTGCAGTAGTTTCGGTAGAACCCGTTTGGTAAACTGAAAGATAGTAATTACCTGCAGCTGAAGCTTCTTGAATTGAAGAAGTAAAAAATTCTGTTAATGTTGGATTACCAGTACTCCACAAAGTTGCAGAAATAGAGTCTGATGAAATTACGAAATCGTCTGCTTCTAATTGTTTAAATGATGCCATCTGTTATGTTTTTTAAACTGTCTTAGTAATTGTTACTGGGATTGTTAATCTAGCTCCTGAATCCCTACCAGTTACAGTAATTGTAGTATATAATGCTAAGTTTGAACCAAACAATGTATTAACTGTAGTAGCTTTCAAGTTAATTGTAGTACCAACTACTGTTTTAGATACTGAAGTACCTAGTGTTACGGTTTGATTAGCAGCATTTGCGGCAGGAGTATCAATTCCAGTTGCTGTAAATGAAGCCATGGTTCTTACATCACCGATAGTTGCTGTATATCCTGAGGTCTCAAATTGATTTCCTCCTGTATAGTTTAATGTTTGAGGAGTAATTGCTAATGAGGCCCCTTGTTTTAAAGTAATAGCTGCATATCCTAAATCCAAAACAGGCATTTTAGCTGTACCTCTGGGTAAGGTAATAAGCTTATACTTCATAATCTGTTGTTCATCAGGAAATGCTTCTAAAAGAGGCATGTTCTCAATTGCTTGTCCATAGAAAGCAGAACCTGAAGGGTGAGTTGGATTGTATAATGTATAATCGATTTCATCATCGCCTAAAGCAAATTGTGTAATTCTAAATGAACCATCTCCTTTAGCGAGTAATTCTCTACCTTTTTTCGTTAAGATAGCATCGACTGTTACTACCGAGTTATTTAAATATCCCATGGGTTAAGTTTTATTATAAATATTGTCGTTTAATAAATATGTTAAATTATAAGTTATTTTCCAAGTTAAGTTATACTTTTAATTGCATCTTCCGTAGCTTTCGAGAAGTTTTGGTCTAACAAATCAGTTACAAATTCAGGTTTAATTGTTCCGGGTGAAGTTGAACCCATTGGTTTTTTAGAGTCTAAAATTATATAGGAAGCATCATCAACATATCTTCTTAATAAGAAATGATCAAGTGAACCTGTAATAGCATTTGGTAAATTATTTAATGTATCATCTAATTTTAATTTTAGTTTGCCATCAGCTGCATTTTCAGGATAAATTATATCTTTAACCATATAAGCATAAGGTTCAGACCCTAAAAATCTTATCTCATCTCCTACTTTTACTGTAAAATCTTGGATAAGTGGATCAAATTCAGGGTTTCTTACTGCACCATCATAAGGGATAATATCTAATTGTCTTGCACCATAAACTGCACTAACTTCTGTAGATCCTGTAATCCAAGTACCGCCTGATAAGCTTACTAAATTTCGATTATATTCCCAGTATGGGGCAGTAATATAACCATTAGGGTTAATTTGGTTATATGAGCTAAAAGTATCTAAAAGGCCATTATTCCATGTCCTAGGACCCCCTGAAAGTTGAGAATAATAGATTAATTTTACTGTGTCTCCACTCTGGAAGTTTAAATATCCTGTTTCTAAATTAAAAGTCCAAGTAAAAGTACCTCCACCTCCTTGAGAATCAGAAGCTAAAATTTGACTAGTTGTAGGAACACCCGAAGACCAGTTTTTAACAATATAAACTGTAAGTATACCTCCAGCTCCTAATAATCTTGCATCTACACGAGCTTTAAATTTAACTGGAGAATCAGTATCATTAGAGAAGGTAAAGGTATCAGTTGAATTAGACCATTGGGCATTGGATACAGTATCATAATCCCACCCATTATATAAATTTACCCCATCAGTTATATTAGTACTTCCTGCTGAGTTTATAGTAGAGAATTGATAATTTGTTACAGGAAATGAACCTGTATCAAAATATATTGAACTTGTATATGAACTTCCACTATCAGAATATAACAAGGCATCTACACGAGAACCACCTCTAACAACAGTTTGAATACCATTTAATTGGTTCATAGGGACTTCAAAACGAAGAGGATCGTTTAAGTTTACAAATACTTTTTCACCAGTTTTAAATGTACCTTGAGTAATATAAAGTTTAGAATCATCTGGGGGTATTGCGTTTCCTTCCTCATCTATAAGGAATTGAATGTGTGCAATTGTTTTACCTTTTAATTCAGGAGATAGACCATTAATAAAATCAAAATAAGCAAAATATGTCTTTTCTTGATCTGCTACAGCTAATTTACCATAAGTGTTTGATGATCCTGAAGTCCAATTATTAATGTATTCTGATGTTGTTCTTGAACCATTATATCTAGGATTAATATGACGGGCTAAAGTATAATTTGAATCTTGAACATCTGCTTTAGGGGCTGTATTAGCTAAAATAGTTGAACTGTTTACAGCAATAGCATTGTTTGTAGAATAATCTACATCCATCCAAAAACCACTTTCTCTATCATCTTCACTATTACCTTGTAATACATCACAATCTGAATTTTGGAATCCTGATGGGTATGAAGATTCAGGGATATAGGATAAAGCTCCATTAAGTTGAACTGGAAAGTTTTGCTGTTGAACAACAAAATTCCAGTTTCTAATTTCAAATTCAGGAATGGGGGTGCCTGGGCCTGAACGAAGGACGAATCCAAAATAATATTTTACACTATTTTCGGCTGATGAGGGGAATTCAATCTCGCTAATACCACTACTTTGTAAATCAAATTCAAAATCTTGTGCGGTATTAGGCGCAATAGTTAACATTGATGATGATTCAAACACAAGGTAATTTCTATTTGTATTTTGACTTTCTGCCAAAAGACCAAACATTGCAGTCCCACCCCATCCAGAGGTTCTAGTATCAATCCAGGTAGAATTAAAAGAAATAGAACCAGAATTTAATAAGCTATCATTTACATATCGGTTAAAAAACTCTCCACTAGTAACCTCATAAATACTTGAGGTTGGTAATCCACGATTTGTGGGTTGTCGGGTTACATAGAAATCCCCAGCAGTTGTAATATTACTTATATCTAGTGGATAAAATGGAAAACCACTTTGAGGACCTTCATCAATTGACATAGTCTTACTTCCAGAAAAATTATCTACAAAAGATGTATGGTTTACCCCAAAACTCATATCCAAAATATTATTAGAAGTATAAGTTGGAGTACCTACTGTGTTAGCTACACTATAGATATAATCCGATCCTAAATCTGCAGCATTACCTGCAAATGTATAGGTAATATTTCCTAATTCTGAAATGGTTGAGATTGATGTGAGGTTAGCTAATTGTGTTCCTAAATAATTCCCGTCTCCATCTGTTTTAGAAATCCTTACTTTAGATACATTAGTACCATCAAATAAGAAATAAGCAAATCCTGTTTTCATCAATGTGTTAACAGGATCAATAAATCTTGCTTCTGTTACAGCTGAAGAAGTTGTATTAAATACAGATGATGAATAGTTGTAAGAAGTAGGTAAACCATGCAAATATACCCAACAACCAGGATTTAATGATTGTGTAGTAGCCGTAAGTGTTGAACCACTATATTCACCATTATAAAATTCTTGTTGTGTAGAATCTATTACATTAAATATACCTGCAATTGTGTCTAATGATTCACTATAAGATTGGGTTAAACCTGTTACTAAAGTGCCTGATGGTAATTCAGTTCCAATACTTTGTTCGTATGGGTTATTAGCTAAATAATTTAAGTTATTAACTGAACCACCAGCTCCACCTTCAATTGAACCTACCTCAATCGAACCACTGTAGTAATGGAAAGAATGTGATACTTGAGGTTGTGGGTATCTATTTCTTTCAAGTAAATGTTGTTTGATAACTACACCTGATTGTAAAGATGTTTTAGCAGGAACAAAGTCCTTAATCATCTTAAATAATGAGTTATCAAAATATTTAATTAAACGGATATAATCCCAAACATCATAATTATGAGTATATTTTTGGAAGTATTCGTTTGATAATCTTGATAAATCTTCATAATCTGTTCTTGATGAAGAAATATAACGAGGATCACCAATATATTGTCCTAAATTAAAGTAACCGATTTGTTCAATAATATCATCATTAATCTCATTTTGAGGTGAGAATGCTACCTCTAACAAGTTAATACTTGGAGTATAAGATTGAGATAATGGTAATTGTTGTTCAATTGAACGATATTGAGATAATACTTGATTACTGCCTGTTGGTAAAATTTGATCTCCGATTCTTACTTTATCAGTAATACGGTTTTTAATACCAGCAGCAGGTTGATCTAAGAAGATATATTCTGTTCCAGGTACAAATGTTGGAGTAGCACTAAATGCAAAATTGCTATCAGAAGCAAATGATTGGGTTACTGTCCAAGAACCTGTAATTTTAGGATGTACTGATTCAAGTGAACCTGTGTTTAATTCTGAACCTAAAGGTGCTCTAAATACTAAATCTAAAGGAGCAGAATTTAATGAATTACCTTCAGCTGAAAGTTGATTCATCACGTAATCATCAAATACTGATTCGCTTAGAGCTGTTTTATAATATCTAACTTCCTGTAATGAACCTGAGAATATTGTTTGGCTACCACTTGCAAAATAGCTAAGTGTTGAAGCACCCCAGTTAGTTTCAGATACAGCTAAAGAAGAAGATGCTTGAAAACCTAATAATGAAGCATCATCCCCAATATAAATTTTATTTTTAGCAAAAAGCTCGTATCCTGCACTACTACTATTAACTAATACTGACCACCAACCTTCATCAAAGAATGGTAAGTAAACACTAGCACTATTAGCAGTTGAAAGGGCATAGTTAGGATAGAAATTTAAATATCCATAAGTATTGTAAGGATCAACTACTGAACCAGAGTATGAACCTGAAGCTGAACCTGAACCTTCGTATAATAACTGTAATTCAACCCCACCATCTGTACTCCAAAGTGATTGTGAAAAACTAGATACAGGAATACCATCAGATTTAAATCTGAATTCTATTGCTCCCGGAACATCACTTACAGCCCCCCAATCTGAGTTTAATGAGAATGAACTAGAAAGGAATGTTGAACCTGATGTGTAGAATGAGTATCCAAATTTATTATACCAGTAATCCCAGTCATTTGAATTGTCTCTATCTTTACCACCAAATTCACTAACACGTAAAATTGTATTAGGAATACCATAAGAGGCAATTAAAGCTTTAATACCTTGAATTGTACCTTTTTTGTTTAAGAGGTATGGTAGATTGTGATATAAACGTTTATATATCGCTTTATTAACGTCATCTAACGGAGTAACATCAGAAGATGCCGTTACATATGTTTCAATAAGTTCCGAACCAGTAGACGGTAATAGACTGCCTGAAGGTGTAATACCTAAAAATGCTGAATAAAGATCATCTGTAGAAAATTGGTTTTGATAAATTTTTAAACCAAAATCTCTAATTGCTTGGGCAACAAAATCTTTTGAGATACCATAATTTAAACGGTTATCTGCATTAAATTTGTTGGTAATATCTTTAGTATAAATCCAAATACTATCAAAATGTTGGCCCATCATCTCAATAAAAAGGAGATAAGGGTCATTTTGAGTATCATTCAAAATAAATTCTGGGATAGTTTTAGTTAAATTATTTTGATTATCATTATCATATAATGATGCTGATAAAGCTAACCCTCCATATCTACCATAAGGATAAATTGTTGAAGGAGATGAATTTCCAGCATTTTCGTTACTATTACCAATCCAATCTAAAGCTTGAGTTGAACCTGTTGAATATAAAACATATGGGGGTTGACTGTTTTGTTTAGGCCAAGCATATGAACTACTTTCAAAGTATAGATAATATTCATACCCATCAAAATTAGCAATAGTATTATCTATAATATTTTGAAGTGATGCTTTACTTTCAGAAACATAATATGATGCTGAGGTAGAACCTGTTATAGCGTTATCTACTGTATTAAGTTGATTTGAACAACTTTCAATTAAAGATACTTTTTCATAAAAGTTTAATAATCTTTGTTCTGCTGAACTAAAATGGACAAAATTTGAAAAATCAGTATAATCTACACTAATTTCAATTCCCTTTTCTTTAAGTAAATTATTAATTTGTTGGTATGAACTAGTAACATTAGTTAAAATTAATTCTTCATAAGATTTTAATTCTGTTGAATTATTAATTTCATCTTTAATTTGAATGTTAGTATTGGGACCTTTTAAAAAAGGAATAGTTTCAGTTACTTGTATATCCTGAATTAGGGATACATTATAAGCTATAGGATCTGAGATTTTTAATTCAATCCAGCAAGTTGATTTAGGAGAAAATATTGATGGGAGAGGTTCATATAATTTAACTAAAACATCACTATTATCTAATTGAGTATTAATAGCAATTAAAATTCTATTTTTTCCAAAATTAAGATAAAACTCATTAAAATAATCTTCACCTTGAAGTTTATCTACAAAACTAGCAAACTCTGTAGGATTTACTGTTAAATTGTTTGAGGATAGTCTTAACTCAGTTCTATCTGAAGAAATTTCTTTAACATAAAAAGTTAAATCTGAAGAACTACCTAATTGGTTTTCAAAGAAATTATATACAACATTATATTGACCTACATCAAATCCTTTGTCAATTAAACTTTGTTCAGGATCTAAATTAATAGTAGAATATCCTCCTAAATTAGTAATAGAAGGATCTTCAGTAAATGAATATGTAGAAAAATTATAATCTTCATCTAAAAGATTACCATTAACATCATATATAAAAAATTCTATATGGCCCGTTTCAGGTTTATATAAAGATGTAACCTCAAAATTTGGAACAATATCATAATCCTCGAATGTATAATCCTGGATTGAGAACTTGTCTGGGTTTATTTGTGTGATTGTGGCCATTTAGTTTATTGTCCTAAATTTTGTTTATCTCTAATATTTAATACCTTCTTAGCGGTTTTTACCTCTCGTGAAGGGGTATAAAGCTCTATTTGAAGGTCAAACACTTGTTGTTGTAAATCAACATTTTCTTGTCTTAATAAAGCAATTTCATCTAATAATGCCTGTATTTCTTGGTTTACTAAATCAAAATTAGCATATTCACCACTTCGTTGTGCTAAATATCTATGAGAATTAGTTTCTCCTTCTTTTGGTATTTCAAAAAATAAATTTTCATATTCAACAAAAAAATCTTCAACAGTAAAAGCCGGTGCCTCTTCAACAGGAGGAGGCACTAGTTGTTTAAAAGAAGCATCTACTGTTTTTAAGAAGTCTGCTTTGTTAAAAACATTTTTATTTAAATCTACTCTTTGAGCCATTATCCATTAATTACTTTAAAATAGTACTTATCATCAAACACATATTCTGAACCTCCAATACTACTTGAAATTAAAATCTTATAATATCTTTCAGGTTCTAAACCATTCATGTAGATATCAAAATAGTTTGATGTTGAATCAGAACTAATTTTAGTATATGAAGGATCGAAGTTAATAACGTATTCGTTTGTATCCAAGTCTTTTACAGCATAGGTTGAACCCTCTGGTAAAGTATAATTAGTTGTGTAGTATGATGATGTTTGCCAAACTCGAGTTGGGTATTCAGGTCTAGAATACACTCTAAATCTGTTTTTAGCTCCTTGATTAAATTCACCAGGGTTTTCAGCAATTTCCACATAAGGGCTAGTTGTTGATAATAACGAAAGTGAACCAGTTTGCCAACTAAAATCATCCCATCTAAATTCTAAAACAGGAGGATAAATTGTAGAAGTATCAACTGAAAAGTATTTTAATTCAGGTTGAATATCTTTTGTAGGTTGGAATTCTGAACCGGAAGATAATTTAACTATAAACCCATAGTTGTTAATAACATTAGCAATAGAACCACTTCCAATCCAATGGTAAACTATTCCGGTTACATCTTGATTTACATCTAAATCACTTCTATAGTTAAAAGTTATAGATTCAGATAAAGACCAATTATATTCTGCAGAGCCTGTTGTATTATAATACCAAACACCTCCTCCTGCTACTACAGAAGAAGTAACATAGGATCCAGTATATTCTCCTAACCCATCTGTAAAAGGATCACCTGAAGAAATCCATCTATTTGATGAACCTGATGCCCCTGTAAAAATCCAACTAGTACCATTAGTTGTCATAGGACTATCTAAATATAAACCGGTGCCCATTTCCCAACTTTTGGCAGCAGTATGAATATCAATAGTTGTATTTGTTCTTAAACCTGTAGATTTGGCTGTTGAAAGTTTTAAGTATGCTTTCCAATCTACTCCTTCATTATCACCAACAATATTATTAGCTACATCTAACATTTCGTTAGTATTAAACTGTACTAAAAAACGAGATACTTGAGGGTTTGGGTCTGAAGGAGAGAAAGCAGTAGCAGTAGACTCAATCATTTGATCGAGTCCTGTGTTCATTATGGGAAATAATGAATATAAGGTTGCGTCTTTTTCGGGAAATAATTTAAATACTGCCATTTATAATAAATATTTTTATTAGTAAGATACTACACGTCCTTTAATATCACTATTTAGGTATTTTACTTCAAAAATTGAAGGATCTAAAGAAGGATAAATTATATCATTAACAGTAGCACCTTCAATGTCATACCCATAAGCAGAATAACCAGCAGATACTCCAGCTTTATTAGTAATTTTAATATTTTTTACATTTTGTACTCCTATAACTTTATCTAAAAGAATATATAAATCTTTTAAAATAATAGGTTGGTTAATTTGCCATTTATTAATATCAAAATATCCTTGAAGAGCATTGATACATTTTACAATTACTTCATTACTATTATAATTAGGCAGAACAATTATATCAAAATCTACAGCAATATTAATAATATATCCGTTTTTAATATTAACTGTGTCTCCAATCATTCTATATTGGGATAGATAGGTTTTTAAATTATTTTTTAATGCTAAAGAAGGAGTTTTAAGTTTTCTATTATTATCAAACGCTAAACAAAATAAATCTATTACAGCAGCATTTTTATCTGTAAGTGGAGTAGTGTTTACTTGGGATGGTTGGGCTAAAACTTTAGCTATTGAACCATATTGTGATGGTAAACTTAAAGCTCTTACTAAATAATCATCTTGGGTTACTGTTCTTAATTGTGATTGAAATTGAGCAATAGAGTTTTGTTTAATTTCTTGTAAAGAATCACCATCGCCCCCACCATAAGCTGCTTCTAAATTAGTAACTTGAAGTGAATCAAATATATCTTGAGCGGTTGCTGTTGTTAAATTATTAGATAAAAAACTTACTTTAGCATTTTTATTAGAAATAGTAGTAATTGTATTACTTTGAACATTAGCAACAGTTCCACCTCCTACTAAATACCTTACAGTTAAGGTAGTATTTGAAGGAGCAATACCATAACTATCTGTAAAGATAAAATTAGATGGTGAAAATGCTGTTGTTAATTTGTCTTTCTCAAATGGTAATCCTAAACCAACATTGTCAGGATTAGGAACAATATTCTCATCATTATTAGCTACTACACCTGAACCAAATTGGATTTGAAGAGTGTCATTATCTATAAATCTAGATACAAATCTTCTATCTGCTTGTTTTAATTTTAGTAAATATGGGGTATCGGAGATATCTGATGAGAAATTTGGGTCATTTGTGTTTGTATTTTTAACAGAATCAAACACGACATCTTGGGCTAAATAATCTACTTCATACCAAGTATTACCATTAGAATCAGTAATATCTAAAATACCAATAATATTATTAGCATTAATGTCTCGTGTTGCGAACTGCTCATTAGCCCCAAATGTAAATGTTGTAGTTTGGAGTTGGGCAGAAATAGCATTACGGGTTTTGGTTAAAAGAAATCTTTCAGGAACCCCACTACTAACTAAATAGGTTGATACTGATGTGGGGTCTAGAGAACTAGAAAATGAAAAGTCTACATTATCAGCAATTAAAAATGATTGGTTTGAACCAACATTGGCTGATAGTTGTAAATTTTCTTGGATTTTTAGAGCATAATCAAAATCAGGGATATATACTCCTCCTACAAGTTTAGAAGGTACTTGTTGTTGAATTGTAATTTTAACTGATGCCGCTGAAGTAATTTTGGGTCTGTAACCCATCATATAAGCTAGACTAAATATGTTACTTTCTTGTTGGGCGTATTGGAGAAAATTTTCTTGAATCTGTGTGTCAAGATAAAATGATAAAGTATCACCTACATAAGAGGCCATATCTATAAAGATACTTCCAGGTGAAGACGGTGAAAAATCATTATAGGATTCAGGGTAATAGGTTTTAGTAAACTCTATTAACTGTTGTCTAAAAGATGAAAAATCTTTATTTAAATACGATATTTGTTTATTTTCAGCCATTACGCAAAGTTTATATTTATTTGATCTTCTATACCAAAATTCACAATAGTGTAAGTGATGTTACAATTAATAACATTATAATCTTCATTTCCACTTACAATAACTTCTAAAATTTGTACTAGTGGAAATTGTTCTTTAATTGAATCTTGGATTCTTTTTTTTAAAAGATCAAGTGAAGGTGATTCAATTTGTTCAAAAACAAATTCTCTTAGATTAGCCCCGAAATTGGGTTGCATTACTCTTTCACCTTTATTAGTTAGGAAAAAATTAATTAAATTATTTTTAATTTGATCTTGTGTAGAATAATTTGACTTAAAAACAGCATCTCCTGCTCCACTAAAAGGTAGAGAAAGACCCAATGCTCTACTAGGAGTTTGATCTTGTGGAAATTTATTTGCTATTCTTCGAGCCATTATTTACTATTTAATAATCCCATAATTTGATCCATACTAACATTTCCTTCAGGCAATGAGCCATTTACCATATCTGTAGATCCCTGAGGTCTAAAGGATTGGGCGTCTTTAGAGGTAAAATTCATAGCTGTTTCATTCATTACATCCATGTATGCTTTTTTAGCATCAATTTTTGGTTTAGATGAAAGTTGTGGGGTAGGCATGGCAACGTTCTCAGTAACTACCTGTTTGGGAGAACGAACTGCTTCAAGAAGAATATCTTTTAATTCTTCCTGAATTGCCTCTTTTACAGCTTCTTTGATCATTTTTTTCAATTCTGTCGCTTTCATGCTATCTTTTAGTTATAAATATAAATTAAGTATAAGTTTTTATGGTCTTGGTTTGATTATTGAATTAAATCCTCTATTCCATTCTGATTGAAGATCTTTTTTATTTGGGGTTTTATATGGGTTTTTACCTTGGCCCCTAATTCCCATATTTTTTGCGGTTTGAAGACCTTGATTATATGCTAATTCTAATCGTTTTTTTAATTGTTTTTCCCTTTTTAATCTAGCTTCTTCAATTAAAGCTGCTTCATCTGCATCTCTTAAAGCAAGTGAAACTTGTTTATCAATTAAAAATTTAACCCCATCAATTAAAACTTGAGTTGAAGAACTATAAGACCAAGGACCTACAATTTTTTCTCCTTCTCCATTTGTTCCAATTGCTCGTCTTTCTGGGAAAGAGAATTTATTTTCTTTATTTGTATCTAATACAATGGTATATCCTTTATAAACATAAGGATTTGTTGAGTTAGGATTTAATCTATCTTCTAAGGATTCTCCTTGATCTGCATTAGTGCCGTCTTCAGTTGTACTTGAAGAAGATAAATTAATTCCTAAATTATTAAAGTATTTTTCTTTAGCACTATTTTCATCACTAAGTTCCCAAAATGCCGGAAATTTATTTGGGCGTTTATCTAAACTAGCTTCTATAGCTCTATAATAAATTTTTTCTTGATTTTCATCAAAAATGTATACTTGATCATCTTCAACATAATCTTTAGTTTCGGACCAAAGTAAATCATTATCAGCTTGTTCTTCTAAACACCCTGCAAGTAAACCATCTAATTGAGATAATTTATCTTGAATTTTAGCAATATTGTCAGTTATAATTTTAACTGAGGGGGTTATTTGGCTAACTGTACCTTTTCCTTCTTTAATTACGGTTCCTAAAGTATCTAATGTAGCAGAAAACCCAGTAACCACATTTAATGGAATACCAACCCCAGGAGGAACAGCAGCAGGTATTGGAATTACTTTAATTACATTTACTGCTGTATTTAAACTGGTTAAGATACCATCTATAGTAGACCCAGTACTTGTTATACTCCCTAATGAATTTTGAACTTGAGTTAAAGCTTGAGATAATTGGTTTTTTTTATTTAATATTTTATCTAATTCTGCTTTAGGAGGACAAGATTTTGAAAGTTGTTCAATTAAAGGATCAATTGCAACCTCAAAATTAGCAGCATTTTTAACTGCACTTTTAACTAAATTTTGTATTACTGGTCCTAACATTATAGAGTTTTATTCTGTGTTGAGAGTAAAGTTTTAAGCTGGTTCTTATATAGGTTTAATTTGATTTGAGATTGAACAGCTTGGGCATTTAAAGGAGCAAAAGGTGATCCAGGTGGTAAACTTATTAAAGTACTTAATTGAGTACTTATAGCAACCATTTCATCTAAAATCTTACCTAACATATCAATTGTTTTATCTCCTAACAATAAATGTTCAGTAGCATCTTTGCTACCTAATAATATAGAATTAGCGTCTACAATATGTTCTTCAGTGTCTATATTAACGCTATCTACGGCATTCAGTGAGACCGATTTAGCCGAAGAAAGCATTATATGATCCGTTTTACTATTAATAACAACGCGATCTGAGTTGATTATAATTTGAGAACCTATGTATGTATCTGGGGCTTCAGGCGCTGAAGTATAGGAATTATAAATTGAACTTGCGGCTTCTAATGGGATCTGTTGTGTTGAAGCCATCCAAATAGAAGAAATATCATTATTAATATCTTCTACTACAGGAATCCAACCTAAATCTCCATTATTAGGATCCTCACCATTTCTTATAATTGTAATAGGATCTCCATCTTCACCAGTTTCAGACCAATTTGTTTTTCCATTTACAGTTGAACCAAAACGAATTGAATTTCCCCATCTACCCTCATGAATAACATCTCCTTCAAAAGGTAATAAAGGATTAATATTTGCTCTTTCAATAAAAGTTTTACCTAAATTAATTTCAGTACCACCATCTGTTACCCTTCTTACAGCACCAGTTTCTGTTTCTTCATAATCACTAGTTACCCCCTCTTCAGCAAAAGAATTAGGTACAGCATTATGATGTTGGCTATTCCAAGTATTAATAGGATTAAAATAATAATACTTTACATCTTGGGGGCCAATTTGTGATAAAGGAGTAGGTAAATTTAAAAGATAAACTATCTCATTTATAAGTGGATAATTTTTTAAATTAGGGAATGCTGGGGTTGCTATTTCTGTACTTGTAGAGGTAGTATTACCTTGATTGACTTGAAGAAAGAAAATAGTACCTATACCATTCCACTCACCATATTCTTTAAATTTTTCATGGGTATCATCTAAAATAATGTCTACAACTCTAGCAGGAATGAATGGAGGGATAGGGGCAGCATTATTATTATTAACATAATCTAAATTACTCCCTAATTGAGATAAACCAAACCTGTTATAATTTACATTCATTACTTTTTCTTATCATGCATTTTATTAATTTCAGCAAGAAGTTGTTCTTTTTCTTCTTCAGAAATACCAAATGAATCATCACCAACTGCTTCAGCTTGTAAAGCACGTTGAACAATTGTAGTCATTCTAATAAGTAAATCATCATTTTTAACACCAATATCCATGTATTCCTTAATTAAAGGAACAATAAGTGTAGCATCCCCAATATCGGAGATTAAAGGTTTTAATTCTGAAATGAGTGCGGAGATTTGGCCTTCTTTTTTCTTTTGGTTATTATAAATTTCCTCCAAAAGATCCGAGAATTTTTTCTTGCCAAATACTATTTTATCTAATTGAGACATAATACATACGTTTAGTTCCGGTATAAATATTAAAAACTAAAAGTCTGTATATCCATGTTCAAGATAAAAGACATAATTATCTTTAAACACATCGTATAAACGATTTGCTATTTTGGTAATTTTAGGGGTTTTTACATCAACAATTTCACGAATGTAAATGTAAAGAGCTTTTTTATTAAAAATATCTAAATTTTCCCTTTTTCTAAATAACTCTAAAATAGCATCAGCTACGGCAGCATCATCTCCTTTTGGAAATAATTTGTAAATATTTTTGGTACAATATTCCACATATTCATCTATAAAATCAGATAAAGGATCTTTGTGATAATGATCATCTATACCATAGGAATATGTTTCATCTTCTTCTAATACTGAAGTTGGGGCTTTATCTACTCGTTTTTTATAATTTTTCTGATTAGATAATATTAGGTAACGTTTTACAATAGTACCAAAATAAGAGTATGCTTTAGCTCCTTTACTAGGATCAAATAAATGCATTTTACTGAGTAAGAAAGTAATTACCTCATGTTGTAAGTGTTCAATCTCATCAACCTCAGTATAATAAAATTTAAATGTATGAATTATGTTTTCTGTTAATTTAAAAAAAGCATAGTGGATTTCTCGCTCATAAATTTTTGAGCGAATTTCAGGATCTGACTCATTATTATATTTTATAATGGCGTTTTCTGTATCCTGGGTGAAATAATTATTAGATGTTTTTTTCTTTTTAGCCACGGGGTATATTAGAGTTTTTGTACTCTAAACTCATTTAGGATGCTTTGTAATTTTTGTACTTGATCAAAAAACCATCCAATTTCATCATCCGATCTAAACATGCCTTTTTCATCAATTTTTTTAAGACGTTTATCAGATTCTTCAATTGCTGTATCTATCCTAGTAAGATATTGCATATATTCTACTAGAATATCTTCTTGCTTTTCATTCTTACGCATAAGGTTAAAGGTCGTAAATCCTAAGATTACGACCAAAACACTTAAAACTGAGATTACTATTGTTGTTATCATAGGTTATCTA